AACGGCTTTGGGTCCACGGGTGCAATTGTGTGGACCATTGCCTCTCTCTCTCCATCCCATTTAAGCAGGTCTCTGTAACGTCGAGACAAAGATCTATGCTGGGACTTGAACTCTTCAAGCCGATCCTTCAGGAGTGGAAATAAGTCAATCCATTCTCCTCTTTCCTCTAAGTCTGCATATACAGATATGCAAAAATCTTCAGAGGGAAACCCAGAGGAGTCTGGATAACTAAACTCCTGGAGGGTGATATGGTCCGGTTTTTCACCTTGTCCAGTCTGTGTCTGCATGAGAATAACTTCAGCAGGAAGGTTGTTAACCACATTGTGGATGGCAGAGACAATCCGAGGATGATTAAAACCCATTGTAATCATCAAACCCCGCATCCTATCATACAGGGTTCTTGCTCTCTGGGTTCTTGACACATTCTTCTCAAAAGGATTATCCTTCTGAGTCACCAGCATCTCCACAGCCTCGTTCTCTGGTATAGTGGGGACATACTGAAGTGTGTTCCTCCATTCTACCATTCTGATCTGTATTCCAAGGAACTTGTGATCTGTCACTAGTTCCCCAGGACTTAGTTCCTTTGGCAGAGGGTCAGGATTACAAGTTCCTGGCTTCACCACCAAACCTTGTTTTGCCATCCACGAGGCAACAAACTTCTCATCTAATAAGTCACCCTCTCCACGTGCACACACATCTAACAACCTATTCCAGGCCAGCACACTCTTAACGGTATCAAAAAGAGTTGTACCAGGAACACCTGTCATTAGACCATTAGGCTTGTTCTTCTTGTACACCTTCATCCCATCACAGACAAAGTAGGGGTCTACAGCCATCTTTATCCACATTGCCGCTACAGATTTCCAAAATGGATCAAGGGCACCATTGTCCCTTTCATAATGGCGTAACACCCATCTAACTGTCAAATTTATGTCGTCCTCATCCAAGGACCCGTCCATCTGTTTAAAATCTGGATCTATTCTATAAATCACGTCATTTCTCCTGACCACTATGCAGGCATCATCTCCGTAGCAACAGACCTTACCTCGTTTATCTGCACTATACATCCACTGGACCATTCTTTTAAGTCCACCTTTTGACGAGGAAAATCCATAAGCATTGCTAGACGAGGGATTTTTATCAAAGGTTTCTAGGCCTTCCTGAAAGCCCTGCGTCAACATAGAGAAAAGAAAAGCCCAGTGCGCTGGTACACACACATAAGGGCGTGTCTTTTCATTCAACTTCGAGATGTCATACCGATCCATTTTATTTTTAACTTCACATATA